TTTCCTCATGTCATAATCATCGGACATAGGAAATGGGCTAAGGCCGTAGTAGATAGTAAAGCAATAGTAGAACCAGAGAGTCTAGACTTAACAGGCAAATTAAAAAACATGTTAATGGCAGACTGTGACGCTATTGGCTACGTCTACAGAGATGAAGAAAAAGGCGATTTAATGGTATCATTCAAAGCGAATGAAGCATTAGAAGCTGGTAGTAGAAGTCCACACTTAAAAGGTAAGGACATGAAGTTAACTTGGAATAACATATATAAAAAGGAGAGTAAATAATGGCTATATTTAAACCAGAAATGCCAAGCAGTGGCTCATCAAGCAGTTTCACAGGTATATGTGAATTTGGTTTGGTTGAGTTTGAGGATAAATCAGGACAGTTTGATTGGGCTGACTTATTCTTAGAAGTAAAAGTTAGACAAAAAGGTAGTGATTACGATAGAACAATGCAGATAAAAGGTTCATTCGAGAAAGAAGCTGGTAAGATTACAGGTGGTAGTTGTCTTAAAAGATTATACCAATTCTTTTCAGAGATTGGATGCGAAGCAGGTATTACTGTAGACGGAACTTGGGAATCATCAGATGGACAAACAATAGATAATATTGCATCATATCTTAATGAGCATTTTATTAAGTCTAATCCAATTGATGGTCCAAGTCACGATTACATTGGTTACTTTTATCAAGAGCAACCTAAAGTACCTGGAGGTAAATCTTATACCAGAGTATGGAATAAGATTATGAAAAACACAGAAGATAATAAAGGTAAGCTAGAGAAAGATGCACAATGGATGAAAGCACAAGGCTATATCAAAGAAATGACAGATGCAGTACCAAATGGTGCAGTAACAACAGGACTGTCAGGAAGTGGATTATCTAATCTGTGAAATACATAGAGATAGCTAAAGGCATACCTAATAATAGAGGTATAATAATACCTGTAGAAACACTTGGTAGTTATGTCAAGAACGAACCGTTGTATCGTAGTGTATATTTATATGACGATACAGCGGTTGAGTATGTAGCAGAGAAAGGTTCATTAAAAGATTTCTTTGGCATACGGTATATAGATAAAATACCTATTGATATAGACAAACAAGGTAATACAGATGAAAAAACTTTAGACATCTTGAGAAGTGTTATACTAGAACTAGAGGAGGCAGAGATTGGTTGTGGGAGCTTTCAATCTTACTTCTCTGGTTCTGGTTATCATTTGATTTTAGCAGGGTCTTTATTCAACTTCAAACCAGGCAATGATTTGCCATACATAGTCAAACAAACTCTTAAAAAGTTAATACCAAATATTGACTCAAGTATATACATGAGAACAGGTATATATAGAGTTCAACATACTTTAAATAAAAAGACAAACTTATTTAAGATACCTTTGACACGAGACGAAGTTATGAATTTAGACGCTAAAGAAATCATAAGTATGGCTAAAGAAAGTAGGCTTGACTTTAAATACAATGTTTTGCAAGCAGATGGAGAGTTAGAGCATACAATAATAACAGAAGTTCCTGACATTCAAGTCATTAATAAAACATCAGAGCCAAACAAAATAGTACCATGTGTACAATCTATGCTTAATAAAGGAGCATCAGAAGGCTCAAGACATGTAACCGCTATGAGAATCATTAGTCATTTCAAAAGACATGGTATACCAAGTCATTATGCAAAAGTATGCATGTTACATTGGAATAACAAAAGTATGAATGAAAATAAAATCATGGAAATGGTAGAGAATGTCTACAACAGGAACTATAAATATGGTTGTCAAGATACAATAATGAAAGAACATTGTAAAACACAATGTATGTTCTTTGAAAGAAAAGATTATCTGATAGATATTAAATCATCAGATGAAATGCAAGGAGAACTGCATGAAAGGTTGACAACTGACTTTAGTGGTAAAACTATAGACTTAGGTAGAGCATTAGGTATAGAGAAAGAATCAGTTATTTATCCAGGCGAACTTGTAACTATCTTTGGGCCCACTGGCTCAAACAAAACTACATTCGCACAGAATCTAGCACTAGGTGTAGATTTTGTTAATAACAAGATTGTAAAAGAATGGCAAATACCTACATTGTTTCTAAGTCTAGAGTTGTCATCATGGTATATGCACAGAAGGCATATACAAATAGTATCAGGTAAATCTAAAGAACAAGTTAATAATGATTATGACAATCTATATGATTATCATAACCGAGAGTTAGAACACATTATGGTTCAAACTGTATCTCCTACTTTAGATAAAATAGCTGATAAAGTGAGAGAGTTACAACCATCATTGGTAATTGTAGATTATATTGATTTAGTAGACACACCTGTTAGTTATAGAGGTGAGTACGAAAAGATTAAATATATATCACACGGACTATCAAATATGGCTGTAAACAATGATATGATTGTTATACAAATATCACAAGTAAGCAGAGACTATAGTAGAAATGAAGTATTAGACTTGTACGCTGGCAAAGGTTCAGGTGCTATAGAAAACGCATCAAGAAAAGTGATAGGGTTAAATGGTCAGTCAAACTCAAAAACCAGAGCAGTTAGGTTATTTAAAAACACAGATGGTGAGCTATTCGATACGGAAGTAGAATGGACTCCATCATTTAGATTAAGGAGGATATAGTGCAAATAATAATGTTGGAAAATATCTCCATGATTGCTATATTAGGATTCTTCAGATTAGGTATGATTCACGAAAAATCATACAAAGGATTGTTTATAGGAATATGGAAATATGATTTTACTTTTAGTATTACTCAACACAAAGCTAAAGTAACTTTCTATGGAGAAACAGGAAATGCTTAAATGGAAAATACAGAAGTAAAAAAACGATACTACAAACCTAAAAGGGGACGCAAGTCCCCTAATAGGCTTACAATTTGGGAAAAAAAGTTTAACAAAAAATTAAGAAAACACCATGGAACGTATGCTAAAAAAACGTTTCATAGATTAATGAAAAAATCTTCTACTTTACGCTCAACGTTAAAGAGAAGAAGTAAGGAATACGAAGTTGAATTTAACATATCTTTGGAGGAAGTTAGAAACCTTTTATATAGAGTTTATGGAAAAAAGTGTGGGTATTGCAATTGTAAGCTTCTTGTTAGTAATATGGTATGCGACCATATATTGCCTCTTTCTTTGGGTGGTAATTCTACTCCTGAAAACTTACAGATGATATGTGGTAGATGCAATACAAGAAAAGGTCCACTAACAGATAGAAATTTTAGAAAACTATTAAAATGGCTTGATAGACAAGATATAGATTTAAGAAAATATGTCTTAAGAAAAATGTCAAGCAGAGATTTTTAATTAGGGCAAACGCACGTCAGCGGTGAGCAGCTGAATACCAGTAATATTGGTAAGCTTAGTATAATAGCAGTCGGATGCTATAGTAACGTCAATCACTAGTTTGCCCTATAAATTAAGGGGAAAAATAATGGCAGATGTATTTAAAAAAGATTGGGGTAAATCAAGATTAAGATTTTGTCCAATAAATAAAGTAGCGTGGAGTCAAAAACGAGATGGCACAGTAGTTAAGTATAAAGACATGCCAACTTATGGAATGGAAAGAGAGGAGATACCTATAAAATGATAGAAACAAAGGGGATAAATGTGGAACAAAAATTAAAAGATTATCAAAATCTTGTTTACAATAAAGACAATAAGTTTGACGTTGATTTAGAGTTTGGAGAAAAGTTTGAACAAAGTGTAGCTAAAATACTTACACTTGGAAAAGTAGAGATTAAAACAGAAAGAGATACTTGGAAGAAAACAGGTAACATAGCAATAGAGTTATCATCAAGAGGCAAGTTAAGTGGGTTAAATACTACCAAAGCAGATTGGTGGTGCCAAACATTAACTTTAAATGGTGATATAGTAGGTTTGTATATGTGGCCAGTATCTCAGTTAAAACATATGGTTAAACGAATAGTTAAATACGGTAGAGGTAAACTAGTTATGGGTGGAGATGATAATACAAGTGAACTTGCACTTATACCTTTGGAGGATTTGACAAATGGAATTTAAAAAGAATAAAAAGTATTTTTCTGTATTAAGAAGAATAAAAGATGGTTACTGGTTATGTGATAACCCTTTGTTTGTGTGCGGCAACAAGGGGTTATTCCCAGTATACAGAGCAAATGGAAGACAAGGAGTATTAAATAAAAACTATCATGAATTAGTTTTAAAAGATATAAATAACAATGATATAGCAGATAAGATATAGGAGGTAAAATGAATCATAAAGATTATCAAGAAATATCAAAAATAATAGAAGAAGTAGTTGGTAAAGACACTTTAGTTGCCGTAAAATTATTAGAAGGTATTAAATATTATATTGATAATAAGTTAAAAAATCAACCAATAGAAATAATATCAGGTGATAATACAAAAAAGATAATGATGAACAGTAGAATAAAAGCAATAATTTCTGAATCAAAAAACGCATTAAACAGATACAATAAGAAACTAAGAGAAGAAGGTGCAAAATACAAAAAAGCAAATTGTGCAACTAATAGCTGAGAATAGCTGGGATAAGTGCACAGTTTGTGGTACAAGTAAAAACCAAGCAATTTATAAATTTAAAAAAATGCAAATGATACCAGATTATAATCCACCTTTGTTACAACCTGTATGTAGAAAATGTGTATACAGAGAAGTCTATGGTACTAAAAACTATAGAAGAAAGATGAAAGAAAGGAGCCTAGATGGCCAAGAATAACGTAAGAAAAAAGCCAACAGTAAAAGAAATGGCTAGTGCTATTATTGAAATAAATAATAAAACAAATGAACTATATAAAATAGTCAAACAAATAGACGGAGCTTTAGGTTTATTTGTAGAAATGGAAGGCAAAACAGAAGAGTTTAATGCCTATATAAATAAAAAGGTCGAAGAAATGGAGAATACTAATGACACAAAAGCAGATGGAAAAGCTGATAAACAAAATCTTCAAACAGATACAGAAGATAAGAGCAGCAGGACAAAAGGAGTACGCAAGAAAAAGTCATAATGCATTTGCAAACTTTGAAAGAGTAGCAGACCATGTAAATATGTCTAGAGAAAAAACTCTAATGGTATATTTATTAAAGCATATAGACGGAATATCATCATTTGTCAATGGACATATATCGCAAAGAGAAGATGTTAGAGGCCGTATAACTGACGTAATAGTATATCTATGTTTATTATGGGGTATGATAGAACAAAACGAAAAAGAAACAAGAAACGCTAAGTTTATAAAAGAGATAAATAAATGATATTATGTGACAAATGTAAAGAACTTATAGGCACATCAGCACCTGTCTATAAAGCTTCTAGAGGATTTATAAGTGAGGATGGTAGTTTTTTTGAAGATGAAAGCGTAGTATTTCATGCAGAATGCTATCATTCTTACAATCCTTTTGAGGCTATAGAAAGAAAAATAATTAATAAATAAACCTGATTTAAAACTTAATACCAGGTCTAGGAGCAACGTAACGTTTACCTTCTTCTTCTAATTTCTTTTCTTTCTTTTTAATCCTACCAATAGCATGTAAAGGTAATCCTGCAAATTTTTCCATAAAGAATGTAGGGTTGTCTATTAATCCATTTCCATCTTGAAATACATCTCTTGCTATCCTACCAAATGGAAACATTGTCCATATAGTAAGATTAGTAAACTTATCATAATCATCATTAATAAATTGTTGTAATCCTGTTATAGGTATTCTAGCAGCAGGAGGCATAATCATTTTAAGCGGTGCAATCTCTACAGGCAGCTCACCAAAGAATGCTTTTTCTCTTTCTTTTTCATCACCAAATAACCAGTTTGCTGTGTCTTGCCACCAATTCCATGGTGGTGGTAACGCATTGTCAAAAAGACTATACATAAACATACTACCTAATGCGTAAACCATTATATCCATTTGTGCTAACCTCATAAACCTATCAGTCTCTGCACTAGTTTTAAAACCTCTTAATTTAGCCTCTTTCATTATATCGTTACGAAAACGCACCGAATTCCACGCAAATAGCTGGAACCTACTCATTACCTTACCAAAAGCAGAACGTGCGAACATAGGCCTATTAGGAGCGTCATATAAGAATTGTGTAGCTTTTACACCTTTTTTAGCCATTTCAATTAAGAATGGATGATTAGGGTCTTTTATTGCTCCTCCAAACCTTTCCCAAGCTTTTATATAATGTGCTAAAAAAGAATCTCTTCTTAATACTCTTTCTGGAACAGACATAAATTTACCAGCTATATCGCTAAGCCTACTAGATACATTGTATTCATTTGCCAAACTTCTTAAATCTTGTCGTTCAATGGGATTAGTAGAGTTATATCTAGTTGAAAGTTCTTTTAAAAACTCTTGTGTATTTTTACCTTGGAATTGTTTATTTAAACCAAGTTCATACAATACCATTTCAGGCAATATACCTTTACTAATAACCCATCTTTCAGCATCTTGTAAACTATTAAACTCTGGGAATATTTTCTTTAAAAATTTTATATCCCTTGCTTTTTTAATATTGCCAAATCCAGCAGATATAGCAGTGTGCATTGTACCACCAAACAGATTAGTTATTGCAGATTTAGGATGTGCTAGTAATGCAGCTAATTCAAACCTTGCTTCTAAGTTTGACCAATCTCTTATATCTTTAAATGTAAACTTTCCTAACTCTTCAGGTACATCTTTTTTATTTATACCAAGATTATCTGCTATTTTGTTTATCTTATTCATCACTCTATTATCTGCCCACCATGCATAAGGAGTTCCTTTTAGTTTCATTCTAGGGTCATTATACATTTCTTCAGGTATTATTTCAGGATTACCCATAGCACCTTGAGCATACAACTGTAAAAATCTTTTCCAATTCCATGCTAATTCATTGCCAAATTTCTTTTTCATTCTTGAGTACGCATTTTCTATTGCATCTCTTGACATAATCTGTTGCATTTGTCTAAAGAAAGTATTTGATATGTTCCTAACGTATGCATCTAAAACATGAGGACTTGTGTCCCATCCAGGTATGTGAGAACTTCTAGACATCATAGAACCTGTTTTTTGATTAGCATTGTAAAAATTAATCTTATCTACTTTAGCAGCTTCTGCTTTGCTAATTTCTTTTAACGATTCATTAAGAGATAATTGGTCTACTCTATCCCATCTTTGCATATCTTGGAATTCCCATTCACCAGTTAAAGATTTATGTTTATATAATATTTTTTGTATTTCAGCTTTTTTCTCTTTAGAATTCATTTTAGTACTTTTATTAATATACGATATAGCAGTCTTCATTGCTTGTTCTGCTTTTCTTTTACTAAAAAACATATGAGGCCAGTATTTATCAAAGTCAAATTTATTTGTATCAATTATTTCAAAGTTTTTATATTTACTTCTATGTTGTTTTGGAACCATATCTACCATCATTGAACGTGCTACATGTCTAAGTCCATCAATACCTACATTCTCCATAAGTTCAATAAGTTTTTTCTCATTACCTTCTTGTTGTATTTTGTAAACATCTCTTAAAAAAAGTTTATAAAATACTTTAGGTTGAGTTCCTTTTGCGCCATCCCAATTATTACCTCTTAACATATAACCTTTATCATACATATAATCTCTATTACCAACTATTAATTTATGTAAAGCTTGAAATCTTTTGTTTAATCTTCCTTTTATTCCTGTTAAACTTTTTTCATTGTTACCATTAACAATTTCCCAACCCGTTACACGAACTCTTTCACCTTTGTCATTTGTAACTGTGAATTCTTTGTTTCTTAATTCTTTCCATTTATATTTAGATTCTGCTTCTGAATTTGCATTTAAATATGCTTGTTTATAATATCTCTTTAACTCAGGTATAGTTTCTTTTTTAGCATCTATTGTAGACATAAGTCCTAACTCTCTTTGAGTAACTGCTATAGAAAATAAACCTTCTTTTTCTTTTGAAGGTAACTCTTCTAAAAAGAAAAGTTCTTGCGCATTTTTTGCAATTAATTCATTTGATTTAGATGTAGCCAAACCATTCATCTCATTTACTTGATTCATTAGTACATCTACATAATAAGTTGGCTTTCTAAATGTTCTTGCTTTTTCTGATACGTTACCATCTTTAGTCACAAAATAGCCTTGTTTTTTTAAGAGCAATATATCATCTTTCATTAACTCTCTGTTTACCGCTTCAGGAAATAACCAATAATGTCTTCTTTGCAATTCAGGTGTTTTGCTTTTAAATATTCTTTGAAATATATTACCTGTTTTCAAATCTTTAAGATAATTATTTACTAATTCAAAGTCACTTCTATTAAATGCATTTAAATCTTTAGGAGTACCTTGCAATTCAGCAGTAATACCACCTAATACTTCTCCTAAATTAGCACCAACTTTTTCATTTAAATCTTTTAAATTACCAGCAAGTTCTGCTATTAATGCTTTATCTTTGGCTTTTACTTCGCTTGGTTTTATACCAGCATAACCTTCATTATTGACAGCTCTTTCTAAAAGTCTATCTACTTGATAGTTTGTCCCAATATAACCCTGTTCTTTAGTACCATCAGCCATATCCATTTCAGTTTTATTAATTGCTTTATCTATTTCTTTTAATAAAGCAGACTCTTCAGATTTACTAGGCTTGTTCCATACTTTGCCAAACAAATCATTTAGTGATGTTAATTGTTTTTCAATAGCTTTATTAGACACAGATTTAGAATTGTATCCAACTCTATTTAATTGAGTTTTTGCTGCTTGTCTTAAAACATTTCTATATAAATCTGTCATGACTTTATCTTTAAAGTTTTCAGGTATTTTATCGTAATACTTTTGTATAAGATTTAAATTACCTCTATTTAAAGAACCAAGCATAAAGTTATCAAATAATTCTTTTTCACCTTTTGTTAACATTTCTTTATAAGATGCTATTTCTTTATCTAATTGTACTTGGTCTTTTAATGCAGAAACTTCTTCAGTTAAAAGTTTTCTTTTCTTTGTAATAATCTTTTTTTTGTAAAGAATATCATCTATTCTTTGCATTAAATCAAATTGCTCTCTATATGCTTTTTCCGTTTCTGTTTCTGGAACTTCTATAGTAGAAGCTTCTCTTCTACGTTTTGAATCCATATAACTATTTATTTTAAAATCTTCTGCTTTCGCATGTAAATCAGATACAGTTTTTTTACTAAGGTTGTTTTTCTTTACAATGTCAACAGTGTTTAATATAGATGCCATGTTTATAAAGTCATTTGTTATAAAATCTTCAGCATTTTTTACAACTTCTCTAAGTATTATTTCTTTCTTTTCAGGGTCTTTGTAAATATAAAAATTACTTTTTAATTTCATTCTTTTACCCCACTCTGTACCTTCAATAGCAGCATCAAAAGCAGCTCTACCCTGTTTATTGTACTCACTATTTGCAATTGACCTTAGGATATATTCTTCAGATAAATATGCTGGTTCTTCTTTAGTACCAAGATTTCTAAACAATACATCTATTTCTTTATTATAAGGGACTCTAAAAGAACTTCTTTCCATTGGGCCTTTTAAATAGTCTAATGTTTTTACATACTCTTCCATTTTTGTATACATTTCTTTAACAGAATCTCTGTTTATTCTATTAAATATTCTATCTGAATAATCAATACCTGCTAAAGTCTTAACCATTTTAGGTAGTATTGTATTTAATTCTTCTGATGGAAACTCATAAACAGAATTGTTCATTTTATTTCTTTCTTCAAATGTCCAGTTTCTATCTGCTTTAAAGTTTCTAGAAAAATTAGCTGCATTCATATTATGAAATTTACCATATGTACCATTACGCAAATCATTTGCACTTAAATCCTTAAAACTAATGTTTGTCTTTTTGCCTTTTTCAGTGACAAACGTTCTAAAATGTGCCTCATGTAATAGTTTAAAAAATTCATTTGCACTTTTTAAACCTGCTTCATCAAGAGGGTCAGAACCAAATGCTATCTGAGCTCTAATCATTTCCCTTTGATACTTTCTCCAGGCTTCTTCTTGCCTAGGCGAAATAGTAACTGTTAAATTTCTTTTCTTCTTTTTCTTTTTATCATAAAATTCAATAACAAAAGAATCCTTTTTACTAGGTTTATCCATTATTGCACTATATGCACTTCTAATTATTTGACTACCACTTGCAGCTCCACCTAATATTGCACGACCACTAAACGCTTTTAATGAAACATCTATTCTAGCTTCTGGAGAATAATATAAAGTTTTACTATCTTTAAGCTCTCCGCTTCCTTGCTGGGTTAACACTTCTGCATATGTTTTCCCTTTATGTGGCCCTACTTTTATTACTGCTTTTTTATTATCTTTAATATTATTGCCATCATAAAACTCTTCTTTTTGAGAATGAATTGCTTGTTTCCAAGAATTTTTCATACCCTTGCCTAGATTTTCTTTTGTTCTACCACCAAAATATATAAATGCTTCATCTCCATCAAGGTCAGCACCACCTAATGCTCTCATTGTTCTACCATGCATTAAGATACCATAACCTTTTCTATCTGTAAAACCTTTAAACTCAAGTTTATGTGCGCCTGATGCAGAATCCATAGGCACTCTAAGCACTATCGCCTCAAATACATCTTTTACATACTGCTTCATAAAAGGGTCTTTAAAATCACCTGCTTGTAATTTATCCCATAATTCTCCTAATTTAACCCTTCTTTTACCACCAACAGTATAAGCAAGCTCTATATCCATATCTTTGTATGCTTCATCTAAATAAAATATATCATCTCTTTTATTTAGTTCTTTAAAACGTTTGTCAACTCTTAACATCTTATCATAAGGTCTTATAAATCCTACTGCTGAGTTATCTACTTTTGGTCTAGTAACTTTATCAGCAACCCAATTATGTAATACTTTTAATCTATAATCTCTTATGTATTTGTGAAAAAATACAGGAAACCCTGTTTCTCCTTTAGAGTTTGCTTTAGATGAGACTACTGATGCAATCTTTAATATTCTATCAGTACTAGAAACAAAGTCATTTAAATCTTGTATAGATTCCATTGCTTCGTTATTAGTCATTTCACCTTCTCTTGCAGCCTGTTTAATTGCTTCTGTATTAACTCTTAACATATGTTGTAAAAGAGTTCCTGAAAATCTTTCTGCACCTGGTTGTTTAGAAACTTCTATAAGTTCTGCTGTTCCAATATTCCTTATATTTTTCATTATTTTTGGAATAAGAGCATCATTTAAAGTCTCAGAATATTGTTGTAACAAAGCATTCCCTTCTGCTGTGCCTTTTACATTATCTTGTATTACAGATTGATTTATATCTTCTATTATATCTTTTGATACTTTTTTATGTCCATATTGGTGAAAACTTGTAAACAATTGTTTTACCCATACTTGAGGTTCAAGCATTTTTCTTTGTCCATATGTAGAAGGACTATATGATATATGAGATGGGTCTAACTCATATGTCTCTGTATCTTTTAGATACATTTTTTTATCTTTCGTTATAGTATATTGACCTGCTTTTCTTGTACCTGTTTGTTTAGCAGCAGATGTCATAATTAAATAATGCAAATTCTTTTCTTTCATTTGAGCAGAAAGTTCTGGTCCAGCATCATGCATCATGTACTTACCAAGCAATGTACCAAGAGGATTTTTATTTTTATCTTGGAAACCTCGTGATACTATAAATGATTTATTTTGTCCTGACTCAGGTATACCTGCATCTAAATTAATTCTATCTAAAACATCTGTACGAGTAATAATCGCTCCATCAACATGCTCTGGCAATTCTTGATTTAAAGTTTTTAAAGTAGCCTTTTCAGTATATCTTTTCTTACTTGCATCAGATAATTTGTCATATTGATTTGCAGTTATTTGTTTTCCTGTTTTAATATTAACATAAGGAGTTTTAGGGTCTTCGATTAAAACATAGTTAAAATTGCCGTTTTCATTCATACCTAGGCCTTGACCTTTAAAAAATTGTTTATCGCCAGGAAAGAATGGATTTTGCCATATTTGAGACCTTTTATTAAATGCTACAGCACTAGGTACATAACCTTTACCAAAAAGTTCTTTTAATGACTTACTTGTTTCGCCTTCTTTTACTGAGTAACCATTTAATGCTAAATCATATAATACATTTGAGTAAAACATTTGGTCAAACTTTTTTAAATAACTTTTACCATATTTATTTGCAAATGCTTTTTTAGATTTATTATATAACATATAAGCATTTTTATCTACTTCAGATAATCTTTTCTTTATTGTGGTTAATTTCTTTTGTATATATGCATTTGGACGTTTAGACATAGGATGTAATTTTACAAATGTTATCCTACCTTTATCCCCAATACCACCAAATGGAACCATATCATGTTTTGTTTGCATTATATTAAAAACATTTTGTAAGGATTTATTTATAACTTTACTTGCTCTTTTGCCATATATACCTTTGCTTGCTAAAAATTGTCTGTATTTACCTAATGGTATATCTTTAGAAACTCCTTTATCTCTTACTGTTATCTCATCAAAAACAGCAACAGAAGACTCAGTTCCTTTTTGTTTACCTGTAAATGCTTCTTTGTATACCTGTTCTAAAACAGTAGCAGGAACAAATACTTTTTTTCTTTTACCAGCATAAGTCATAGGGTTTTCATTATTAGACAAAGATACTTCTCTGCCTCTTACTCTTAGATACCTTACAGGTTGACCATAATTTAAACCTCTTAATGTGCTTCTTAAATTACCTTTTGCCTCTGATGATAAAGAACCTGGATATATTTTTTCTATTTCTAATGCAGCTTCTTCTGCTTTGTTAACTTTGGTAGTACGGTCTATATTTTTTGTTATTATAGCATCAATGTCTTCTGATACTTTTTCTATTAATATATCTTTGTCTTTAGATGTTTTAGCATTGTCCCAATGAGGTTTCATAAACCTTCTTGTAAACAATACAGATTTTCTACTAGTGTCACCCATACCCATTCCAACATCAATGGATATTTCTGCTTCATCTATTATTTCACCTGTAATTCTATTAATATATTCAGTAGGTTTTAAATCTAATAAAACATCTAACTCTTGCTTAGCCTCTGCAAGTTGTTTGTCTAAAGTTTTTAATTCTTTAAGTAGTTCACTTTCTCTGGCTTTATCAATATTTTTATCCTTTAAAGATTCTAAAACTTTTGTTCTTGCATCTTCAAAAGATTCTTGTTTTTCAATAACTCTTTTTAATCGTTCAGCAGTTTTAACGTTTACTTCTATTTTAGTAGGGTCTACAGCTCCAGGTATAGTAGCTTCTGTTTCTGGTTTTATATTTTTAAATGCATCAGGAAACCTAGTAGATATTAACTGTTTAATTGCTTTTTTGCCATTACTTGCTATAAATCTTGTACCAAGAAACCCTGGTCTTTCAGACATTTGTGGTGTACCTTTAACTGGTATAAACAATCCTCCTTTAGGCGCTCTATAATTAAATGTATACCAACTGCTAGATTTTTGGTCGTAAACAAACACAGGTTTTCTAGCATTAACAGCCATTTGCACACCCCAGCTAGTACCTCCTCCTACAACTTTATTATGTAAATCTGGATTTCTTTTTGCGTAACTTGCATTTTTACCTTTTGAATCTTGATTTATAATATCACCAACTGCAAATATTTTATCTGATTTTTTAACTATTTCTCCAGCACGCAATTGTAAATTTAAGACAAACTCTTCTGATGGTACTTTTTTCTTTAATTTTAAACCAGCTTTTTCTAACATAGAAACATTATCAAGTAATTCTTTATTACTCATTTCTCTAGGTATACCTGCTACTCTTGCCTCCTGTAATACCCTGCCTCTTCCTGTAGGAACATAGTTAACAGCAGTCCCACCTGCTTTTTTTAATTGTGAAGAAAAATATCTTTGAGAACCTGTATCCCCACCACTTATCGCCATAAGACCTGTTAGTTGCTCTCCAGTAGCAATAGACCTTCCACCTAAAACTTTCCTTAGTATAGGATAACCAGAGTCAAAGTTACCAGCTTCTAATTCTTCTTTTGGTATTTGGTCAAGTATTCCAAACTTTCTCATTAACATATGAGACATTCCAGTTCTTTCTTCAGGAGTTCCAAACTCTTTTTCTGCCATTTTAACTACTTCTTTTTTAGATATTTCAGGCAAACTTTCATAACCTTCTATCTTGGTAGGGTCTCTTTGTACATCTATTTTAGAATCTTTAAGAGCTTGTTTATTCATTTTGGCAAACAACTTTGCAGCTTCGGCTTTATAGAATGGTAACTCTTTACCTCCAAAGTATGCACCCATTAAATATTCATATACTTGTTCTGGTGTAGTAGCACCTCTCATACTTGCAGGTATTCCCATAAACGCAGAACCTGCAATTGCTTTTGCAATCTTAGCTCCCTGTTCAGTTCCTACATTAATAGGAAATTTTATATCTTTTGTATTAACGCCAACAACATTACCTATGCCTCTAAAAACACCACCTGCAACTGCACCACCAATAAAGTTTTGCATCATAGCATCTACACCTTCCCATACGGAAGATATAGCACTAGCAGTACCTAAATGAAATGCACCTTCTGTTATATGCCTAGCTTTATTACCTAAAAGATGTTTACTAACATCATCTACAGCACTAAACCTACTACCTCTACTTCCTTCAAGTAACGGCTTAACAAGTTTTTTTGCTTGACGTGTAATAAGATTAGCACCAGCCATAGGTACAGATATTTTATTACCTAATGCCGCTGCTCTTGCTAGGTTTACAGCTCCTATTGCTTTTGCAGGACCAGATATTATGCCAGGTGCAAAACCTGCCAAATGTCCTACATTTCTAAATATAGCTTCATATTCATTATCAGGGGGGTCTACTAGTTTAAGTGTAGTAAATCCTTCAATAAATCCACCACCTATTTGTTTGACGGCTTCATATAAAGAAAAATCACCTTCGTAAAAAGGTACATTATGATATGCAGCATGTTGCCTTATATCTTCTAAGGGGAGTCCACCAGGATTAACCTCGTAAGCTTTAATTAACTTACGTGTTTGTTCTCTATTAAATCTAGGTGTAAAATTTTGTTCTAATTGTTGTTGTTGTTGTACGGCCACATTTATTCTGCTAAATCACTTAATATTCCGTAAATCGCCGCTACATCCATTGCAAGTAGTCCAACAGAGAGTGCTTGTGCTCCAGGCACAGCTGCTAATCCAACTTTTGCTAATAATGCTGCAGCTCCTCTTGCTCCAAGCCTTTTTGCTAATAGTCTAATAACTCTAGCTTTTCCATGTTTTTTTATAGCTCTGTCTAAAACATTACCTGCTGTTTTAATAGTTTCTTTTTTCTTGAACTTTACAGCATCTTCAGCAGCTGTTATTTTTAATTTTAAATTTTTACCTTCTTTTGTAGTAGCAAACTTTTTGCCTTTATAATTTTTTTGTGCAGTTTTAAATTTATTTTTAGCTCTTGTTACAGCAGCTTTAGAACCTGCTACATTTCTTGTTTTTCTAGCAGCAGAACGTTTTTCTAAAGCTTCTCCAAACCCTACTTTTTTTGCAGCTTTTTCTATTGCTTTACGCTCTTTAGGTCCTACACCATCTATAGCTCCACCCATTTCAGTTCTGTCAAACGCTTGCATACCTAATCCTACACCTATACCAGCAAGTCCTCCTGCTTTTCCAAGTTGACCAGCAATTCCTAATGCTCCACCTTTTTGGTCTACAAATTGACTAAAAGTTCTATCTGGAGTTAAGTAATCAAAAGTAGTTGCTAATTCTTCTGGTGAAGTAGTAGTTAATAAAAATGAATTTAACATAGGATTTTTTTTCATTAACTTTTTCATTTGCTCACTAGTTACATTGTTCATAGTTTGATACAATCTTAACTTTTCTTTTATAGCAGGAGCATATAATGCTATTTGACTATCATATTGTTGCTTAAATGTTATAGGATTTAACATTCCTCTTCTTTGAGCTACTTTTAATTGTCTAGGATTTAAACTATTTTTCCATTGTAAAAATGCAGTACCAGCATTTGGAACAGCAGTGCTTAAATCCATTGTATCCCAATTTTTAACATCAGTTGTTATAAAATTATTTAATGGAGAAAAAGTTTGTTCTAATACTTCATTTGCTTTATTTGCAACTTTATCAGAAACTCTTGGTATTCTTGCTATACCAGCACCTATAGCGCCACCTGCTACACCTGCTAAAGCAGATTCGCCAGTATTGCCACCTGATATATTTACATATTGTCTTAATAAATCAGTACTAACTGCCATTATACTTCTCCTCCTCCCATACCACCAGTTATTATAGAACCTAGTAATCCTGAAGCCATTCCCATTCTTTGGTTTCTACGTGCATTTGCTGCATTAATTTCACTTACATACATATTTGCCTGTCCTTCATTTAAACTTCTTTGAGCGTCTGTCATAGAGCCCATAAGTCCTAACCCAGTGCTAAATTGACTTGCTAGTTGATTTGCATATTGATTGCCTACATTGCCCATTTGTTGATTCATAGCCATTCTAGCTTGCATCATTGCTTGAGCAGGAGACATACCTCCCATAGCACCCATTTTAGCCATTTGCTGTGCAGTTTGTGCACCACCTTCAGCAGCTCTTTGAGCTAACATATTTCTCATGTTAAGGTTCATAGCAGAATTAGGGTCCATTAATTGTCTAGATATTCCTAATTGTTCGCTAACTAATCCTTGAGTAGGAGCCATAATGCTATCTATTTTACCAGCATCTATAGTTCTTCTTTTACCAAATAGTTTGTCTGCAAAACTCATAAAATTTACTTAATCCTTTCTGTATAAATTACATACTATATGTATTATAAAACAAGTTATTTCCATATCATTGCTCTAATATATCCACTTGTAACATCTGTATTAGTCCCACTTCCATGAACTAATCTGAATATAGCCGTATCTCCAGTCCATATAGTTATAGTAGATGAGTTTACTAAATATGTTATTCCATGACTATGATTTTCTACTAACCCATGTAATGTGCCATGATATTCATCTTCTGCATTATCTTCAGAACAAAATAATTGAACTAATTTTGGCATTGCTCCAATATTATGAGTAAGGATTAATCCAGATGTAGTTCGAAGATGAGTGCTGTTATCTATAGCTTGCCATCCACTATCATAATCAGGTCTAGGTAAAACAAACTTATTGTTTTTTTCATCAAACGTAGTTAAATTAGCTGTGCTATCACCGGTACTAGCATCGCTTTCAGCTAACTCTTCTATACTCTTTGGAGTAGTTTGTCTAATAGTATTTAACTTATCTTTAAACTTAATAAGGCTATTGCCTAGAGCAGGTACTTTCCAGCCTTCATCTGTCTTTACTTCAAAGCTGTATGTACCATCTGCGTTTCTCTGAGTCTTAATATCACCTGTTTTACCATCTTTATCAGATACTTCTGTTTCTGCAGATGAATTAACAGAGCTAGTAAGCTCATTTAAAACTTTTTCTATTTCCTGCAAAGATTTTTGTACATCTGCAAAAGAAGTTATTTTAGTGGTTATCTTAGCCATTATTTAGTACCTTTTCTTCTAAGTATTATACCAAACGAATCTATATTATCTCTTACATTTTCTACTTTAAACTGTAACCATCTACCTTTTTTATTAGTACCTTTTATTTTATATACTGAGTCAGATGCACTATCACTAGAATATGTTACATCTGCTGATGCTATATCTCCTGTACTAGTCTTAATAATTAGTTTGTCACTGCTTTCTACAAAACTACCACCTAAATTAATATTTTTTGACAAACCATTTATCTTTACTTTATTAAATACTTTTGTAATAGAATCTTCACCAGCAGTTATTTTCTTACTAATCCATGTATAATCTCTAGCAGTACCACCACCTAAGTTTTCATATATCATATTATCAATAGGCCAATACACTTCACCTTTTTTACCTGTAAATGGTTTGCCTATTTTAGAGTTATATGCTAACTCCCATAAATCCCATCTTTGACTAGATAGACTATATGCCCATATATATTGCCTAGCAATACTTTGTACTGTTTGATATATACTTGTTCCCAATATATTATCTTTAATAGAATCTATATATTCAATATTAAATAATACACAATTCATAACTGAATTATATGTAACATAAGGAATGCTATTTGAGTTAGTAACTACATGTTCCCAACTTACATCTTTTATATTATCGCTACCTACAAATATTTCTTCTGTATTTCCACCTTTTTGTATAGATTGTGATATTTTTACAGGAGCCTGTCCATTATGCATATAAGCACCTGTTTTATGAGCGAAAAACATGCCATATTCGGTAACAATCACACTATCCTTACCTGAACATCCAACTCCTTCATAAATGTCTTCTATAGCTAAATTTTGTTGATTTATTCTATATATGTTATTATTGTCAAATGCATATAACCTGCCATTAAAATTAGCAAGTGCAGTAGGTTTTGATTTTAATACTAAAAAATCATTTACATAATCAAATATACTATACATGCCAGGCTTTGACCTAAATATCATATTAGATGCATTTTTTATTTTAGAATGAGAACAATCTGCAGCAAATAAATAACCGTCTATTTCAGTAGATATACCATAGTTTAATTTAATTGTATCTAATATTTCTGACATGCCTGTTCTTGCTTCGTATGTAGCTCCTAGTTCGCCTTCATCACCAAGTATATATTTATAATAATCTCCATCTTTACTCCAACCAGAATCAGTTGGTATTTGTTCTACCAATTTATAAAAATCATTTATAGAGTTTTTTCTGTATAAACAAACAGCAGTTAACCTTCTACTTACTTCCTTTACTTTTAATGTAATTGATAACTTAGCTCTGCTTGATGTATCTTGAAACGACCAATTAGATTTACTTAATGGCCCTTCTTGGTATCCATCATATATAAAAGATACTTTGTAATAATATCTTGTATTTTTAAGAAATACATCGCCTGATTGGTCTGCTAATGACGTAGGCGTTATAATTAATGATGACTCACCAAAGTTACTAAACCTATCTGCATCTAAAGTACTATCATATCTAGCTATATTAGCAGCAATATCACCTTTATCCCATTGTGCAAAACCTGCTCTTAACTCTCCCATTTGAGATTTAGATGCTGTACCTGCAATAAGCATTTCCCATTGATTTGTAGTTATAGTAGACTCAGTACCATCATCTGTTGTATCAGAATTTTCTATATCAAAATCATTTGTATTTACAGATGTAATAATATATGTACCATCATGTTGTGCTCTTGCTCCATTTGCAGTTACAACATCTCCAGCATTTAATAAATGACTCGATGTCGTAATTCTAATTTGAGAGTTTGTTGAACCTCCTGCATCTCCATCAAAATCTGTACCACTTGTAATATACGATTTAGTTTTTCTCATATCTAAACCACCAAAGTGTGTACTAATTAAAGGATTTGTCAAACTAACTGTTAATGGATTAGCAGCAGATGATTCACTATTTTCAATCAATTCCCAAGTACCTGTCATAGTAGCTCCAGGGTCAGATATTGTACCAGATGTAAACGTATCTGGACCAGTAACTGTAACTTGATGCACACCATCATTATAAGATGCTATAGACATACTTTTAAATCTAATTTTATCATTTGTAGTTAAATTGTGATGTCCTGTTGTTGTACATATAGGAGTTCCTGCTGAGCTTACACTTATATCTCCTGTACCTGCAAATACAGGTTCTGCTAATGTTGGGTCTCCAATCAATGCATTACCTAAACCCTGTCTTAGTTCTGTTTGTTTATGTAATCTTATTGGAGCTGTACATGCTAATGAATGTTTCCATATCCAAAACTCATCATCTGCTGCAGGAGCATTACCAAAAGGATAATGAACTGCGACAAACATATCATCAGTAGTAGTGTCTCCTGCTTTTTCAGAACCTATTATATATCTAGTTTCCATACTGCCAGTTACAGAATCTTTTACTGTTATACATAAACCTACAAGAGAATTAGTTTTATCTCTATAAAAAGAACCTGCTTCAAATAAATCAGAGTTTATACCCATAAAATCATTCCCACCTAACTGTACAACTGGGTGATTAGTAGCATCTCTTGTTATATTTTTAGTAGTTGCATCAGAAGTTATATATGCATCTACTTTTCCAGCACAACATATTTCAAATGAATCTCCATCATTCCAATAATTTGTATCTCTACTATCTCCTTCTATAATAGGTTCTTGTGAAGCAATATCGGGAAACATAAATCCTAAATCACACATGTATACATTAGAACGTAACTCTGTATCTCCTTTTATAGGGGCTGTTATAAAACATTTGCTTGCAAAATGATTTTTATATCCTGATGCATTGTTTTCATTGTAATGTATTTTACTACTTTGAGATTCATGATATACATTGTTTGGCCAAGAAGGCATATCTATAAACAAACCATTACCTTCTAATAAATTAAAGAAATCTTCATTATCCATTTCAAACGGACGCATCATTATTCCGCCTCTAAAATTTAACTTTTCATGTTTCCACACACATCCAGGATTTACATTTTTATCACCTTGATTTTCTGATGTTTTTGGTCCACCCCAATATGCAGCAGGTGTCATAAATGTTTTTGTATAATGACCAGAAGCTGGCCCTGCTGTAAAAATACTACTATTTAATTTGTCATTTTCATCAAAAGACCAATGATGCGCTAATTCATTATTTAATATTCCACCTGTGCTTAATCCTAATGAAATATGTATAGAATATGGATGTAAATTACCAGTAGTATCTATACTACCGCTATCAACATTTACTCTAACTGTATTAGCACTTGGGTCAATAAGTGTTATAGTTGCAGCTAAATCAGTAGCAGTATTACCATTATCAAGCCATATAGTATCTCCAACTTCTAACGTAGTTAAATCATATGTAGAATGAGATATAGTTAAATCTGTTTGAGTTGTAGCAGCAGCAGCTTTGCCAGTCCATGCATATACTTCTTTTGGCTGATAATCACCATAATGAGTATCTGTAGATACAAATATACATTTATTAACATTCATGTATTCAGGAGCATCTTCATGAGGTCCATCTCCAAATCTACCTATAAAATAATCATCACCACTTTTATCCATACGTCCATGTAATCTTCCCCAATGTCTATACCATTTACCAGATTCTAATCCACCTAGTAAACCTACAGCATGTCCACAAACCCTTTGATTTAATCTTCCATATGGACCAGTTTTATATGTTTCGCCTGTATCTGTTATAGATTTAGTTGATGGTACTACTACTCCTGTACCATCTAATACACCATCTCCATCATTATCTGCTATTTGAAACAATGCATACTTACCAATAACTATAGAAGGCATTCCTTCTTCTGCTTCATAACCTACATTATAACCAAAATTAATATAAGGTTTGTCATAATATGGTGTTGCTAATGGACCTGAAGTCCCATTACTTGTATGATTAGCATCCCTGTAAACAGATAATCTTGATAGTTTATGTTTGTTATCATCATCATCATAGTAATGATAAAAATATGAACGAGGGTCTTGCCTTTTACCTGGACCAGCATTAAATTTATGACCACCTGTAGTAAACCTAGATTGAGTTCTAGTTACAACTGTAGTAGGTGGAGTTCTGTCTGCACAATATAAAACATCTGGTCCATCTGTATTTGATGTTTGTGTTCTTCCACAGAATAAAAACCTATCACCTTCTGAAAACCCAGTATCACCAGTGCTTCTAGACTGAACCCATAATCTTGTGTCAAACATATTAGTAGTTATTTGTTCATTATCATTCATATCTTCATTATAAATATAAGTAGCAGTAGTTCCTTTAGTTTCTAGTATATCAGACAATACTCCAGAATGTGTTATTGTTGGACTGCTTTCAGCAGCAATTCCTCCAAACACTTCATCAGTTCCATTAACATCACCATTAATATTATCGTTACTCCATTTAAATGATTTAAATACAAGGTCAATATCTGCATTTTGTACTAACTTACTAGTTGTCCATTCATTATATTTTTTCATAACATCTATAACTATAATTTCATTAGATATTCCTGATAATGCATATATTTTACCACCACCATTTTCACTAGCGCCTGTACCAGGTGTTGCTCCACCTGTACCTTTATTATAAAATGTACATATAGATGTTATACTTGTTGATATAGGTAAAGATTTTTCTATTTTACCTTTTGGATAAGAACTATCTATATCACTAGCAGCATCATTAATTCTTGTATCTGGCCATATTCTATATATAGCTGCTTCTCCATCTTTTATCCCATAATAATAATATGGTCTAAAACTTATAAGACCAATATTATCTTGAGTTCCTCCACCATTAAAAAGATTTGTAGAAGGATGTTTGTCTAATGTATCTAATCTTTCACATAGAAAAAAAGTAGAAGTGCTTGTATTAGTAACTACCCAAACTCCTGCACCTTCCCAACTGTTATCAGAATCCATCCATTCTCTAACAATTATATTATCACCAACATTTAAAATACCTGCATGTGTAAATGTAACTTTTAAATCTCCAGATTGCCTTTCTGCTACTACTCTTTCGTATTCACCAGCAAGACATACTTTTGATAATGTACCTATAGATTGTTCATCATATGTATGTACAGTATCTTCATCCTGATACAATTCATTCTCATATGATTTGCCAAACAATGTATGGTTTATATACCCAAGCCATTGAGGAGCAGTACTTTCTTTACTACCTCCTAATCCTATATGTAACTCTCTATTGTTTGCTATAAATGTAGCACTTTTAGAAGTTATATTTTGTGTAGCATTGTTAGATAATGACCAAGTTTGCAGTTCAGGTTTATTTGTAAAATAACCATCATTGTCAAACACATTAGAAAACACTTTTAATCTATTTTGTAATGAATCATATGCTGCTAATTGATTTATATCTCCATTATTTAATATTGCAGTAGTGTCTAACAATGATTGTTTAGTATCTACACAAACAAATGTTTTTTCTGTTAAGCTTGTTAAATCTAAATATATGTATTTACCATTTTGCCCACGTGATGCTAAAGCTATTTCAACATCTGTTAAAAATTCTTGCCCTTTAGGAGCAGAAAAAACAATATTAAATCTTCTCCATACATTATCTAAACCACTTATTGTAGCTTCATCTCCTGAAACATTTTGAGCTACATCATTATTAGGTTTTTCTAAATCTGCAAAATTAATCCATCTATCTTCTTGCATTACATCATTTACATCAGAACCATAACCATTTTTTAAATCATCGCTATTTTTTATCCAAGTTCCATTAGATGTAATATATCCTCCATTAAATTGTATAGATAATGCTCCTATACCACCATCATTATTATCTTGAGCATAAAATGATAAGTTGTAAGAAGTATTCTTTTTTAATAATGATTTATCTACACTTTGACTTATACTATGATTAACACATTTACTTATTGTTATTGGAGTACTTGTTCCATCATGAGCAATTATAGTACTTTCTAAAGCTCCTCTTATAACAGTTATTTTTTTATTTTCCACTGTTAAAACTATCATATACTCATTGCCTAATTTTATAATATCATTTTTAGCTAACAATTGACTTGCATCTGTATTTAAAAATAAATTATTATCATTTAAATTAGCAGATAAAGTATTGCCAAATGTTAAATTAAAAACAGTAACGTATTCAGATGTTACCTTTACATATGAATCTGCTGCTTGATAAGGATATAATAAAGCTGATTTATCAGTTGTACCTCCTAAATCTATATGAGCATTACTTGTATCCCAATATCCTCCTGAAGATACATATAAAACATTACTATTAGTATCATTAGGGCTATACCCTATAACATTGTTTACAAGATTATTGTCTGCACCAGTTACAATTTCTCTATAACATTTATGTGCCCAATCGTTTATTTTGTACTCAACACTAGCTCCTACTGTTTGAGTAGTAGATGATACTGAATGATGCAGTGTATGATTTTTTAATAAATTAGATTCATAAAACAAATTACCTGTACTATATGCAGACAAATCAGTAGGAGCATCTTTTAATGTAACTACTAAATTGCTAGATACTACTTCTTTTTTTAATATTTCTGTAGAAAACCCTGTATTTGCTTGAGATGCTTGGTCGTGATAAAATGTTATTCTATCTCCTTCTTTAAAGTTTTTTAATACTCCACCTAGGCTTGCAGAATTTTCACCATTAAATGTAACAGTTTTATTTTTATTGTCAAATACTACTGCATGGTTTGACAATGATAACAAACCATTGTTTTCTTTATCTCCATCATTAGAACTTAAAATTAAACTAGCATTATTACCATTAATATTATTACCAGAATATTCAGACCAATTACCTAATTCTGCTGTAAACTTTTTAGTAGATATTTGCACGCTATCTATTGTTTGTTTATTTGCATATACAAAATAAGTATTAGCTGCGTAAGATGCTTTACTTGTTCCAAAACATCCTCTTTCTATATTAACATCTGTTTCTGTAAATCCAGATACACGTATTATTTCTTGACCTGTATAATTACCAGTGCTTAATGAAAAATAATCACCTTCTTCTAATAATTCATTTAATGTACTTAAGTTATCAGTTAATGTTAATATATTACTATTTGCTGAAACGCTTATTCTTGTAGTAGTATGTCCATTAGTACCATTTTCTATAGCAGATTTTATTTGAGCTGCTATATTATCATTTCCTGTTACTCCATTTATTTGTATACAAACATTACTACCTATCAAATTACCTGTAGCTGTACCTCCACCTGTATCTACTTCATATCTTATAACTTTTCCATCTGCCGATGTTATATCAAAATGCCCACCATCTGCTGGTGTGCCACTTACTGTTATAGTTCCTTCTCCATTAGTAATGCCTGTAAAAGCAACATTGCTAATTGTTCCAGCAGTTATTGCATTTGTTTTACTTAAAAAAGATATAGATGTATCATTTATTCCAATAGCATCTAATTTAAGTGTGTAATTTGCAGAATTGTTTAAAACTTTTTCATAAAAAGGTTGAGGGTTTGACAATATTAAAGTCTCTTTTATACCTTTAGTTCCAATAAAAGATATTTTTGTTTTTGCTTGTTTATTTAAAGCATCAATATTATTAAAAAAATATGGATTTACTGAATTAAATGAAGTTTGTACATTTTCACCAATATCATTAAAAGATATAGGGTCTATTATATCTAACTCACTATCATCGCTAGAAAATACATATTTGTCAGACATAATAGAATTTAATATTCCATTTTCAGATAATGGATTTACATTTAATGAATACGTTGCCGCATCATCAGGTATATCTTTTTCTGATACATTTAATATTGTTCCTAAATTAAAATTTTTTATTTCTTTTAATTGCTTAGGCATAAACCCATTTTACCTTTCTAGAAGATGTCCAATAATCTTCTGGTATTGTTATTTTATATATTACCATCTATCAACTCTCCCCATAATGTTGTTTTACCATCTACTATTTGTATTACATCTACAGTAAATCTACCACCATAATAGTAATCAACTATTGCAAAAGCATGTGACCATTTATGTTTTCTACCACCAAGCCAGTTATTTTTTTCACTACTCATATCTTTTAAACAACCTAATGACCATGCGCTTTTAGGACCATCCATATGCGTAACACTATCTTGTTGCAGGGAATGATGATGACCATACATTATATTGGCACCTAGTTGTCTTAGATGATTCTTGGCATGAAATTGCCCGCCAAAATGGTGCCCATGATAAAAATAGAGCTTTCCTATTTTTAGATACTTACCAGGCTTATGGTATTTGTATCCTCGTTCTTTGAACTTACAGGCATGTTCAAAACGATATTGTTTTAAGTAAGGATGCTCATCTACGAATCTATCTAACCATTCATCATGATTCCCTGCACATATATGTCTTTCATTGCAGTTAACCTTATCTAACGATTTATCTATTATGTCAAGTAGCTCATTTACGCCTTCAATATCTTTATCTACTCTTGGCAATATATACTCTAAAGGCGGTTTCTTTTTTCTTTTCCATTGCCAGTGGGATACACTCCCAAACTCTCCTAAGTCACCTAAATCAACATATATATTAGGTTTGACTATTTCTATTGCTTTACATACGACATTAATTGCAGCTTTATCATGTATAGGCGCATGTTTATCTGGAGTAACTATAGCACGCTTTAGTACTCCGTTTTTTTGTTTCTTCATTCAAAAAACTCCTAACTAAATTTACTTTTAGGAAGGTATCCCCAATCTTTTGGATTAGTCCAATAGTCTTTAGCTTTTTGTAATTGTATCTCTGTTTTTTCTGGTTCATATTTTAAAAACATTTCATTACAAGTTTCACACTCCCAAAGAAGGATGCCATTATCTGCACCCATTATTTCAACTCCTACTATTTCTTGACTATTGCATTCGTTACAAGTTAAAGGACTTTTTGCATATATTAAAGATTGATTATTTACAATTTTATCTAATAATCTACCTGTTACTTTGTCAACCAAGTCTTCAACTAATATCATTCTAGTAGAGAGTTCTGTTATCATTTTAGCTTAATTTATTTCTTACTTTTTTCCATACAACATTATCTAGTTTGTTTTTAGAGCTATTTACTAAATGGTCTCCTAGAGCCACTACAATAGCTTTAATAACATCTTCGCTAAAAATACTTTTCATCATACCTATTAACAACTTTTTCATTCTATCTCCTTATTTTTACAACATTTACAAATTAACTCTTTTTTTGGATGAGCCATTTTTTCTAGTGCTTGTATACGTTTTTCATGGCCACTAGCAAGTACGCTATCATCTTCTTTTATTATTAATTTCATAACAGCTTTTATAACCGCTTGAATTATTAATTTTTGTACCATTAATACCAACCTTCTTCATCATCCTCATCATGCAAATCAAATAGCTCCCATCTCCCAAGGTATACTAAACCTCCAACAAAGACTACTATAAAACCTAATATAAAGTAGCCTAAGTATATCACTTATCTATGCCAAGCCAAGCTATTACAGAACTAATACAAAAGACAAACATTACACCAATGCCTTTAATCCATGATATTTGCTGTTCATTTTCTCTAACTCTTCCGTTTATCTCATCTACTCTTGTTCTAATATATTCTAAATGAGATATAATTAAATCTTCAGTATTTTTTGTTTTCATTTCTTTCTTGCATCCTCATAAACTTATCTCGTAAACCATTACCGCTTAATTCAGCTATTATAGTAACTAAAGTTTTAAAACTGTTTTCAATACCTTTTTGCTCAAGTTGCATTTTTTTCTGTTGGTCAATAAGTTTTACTATAATGCCTTCTACTCTAGTAAAAGATTCTCTTAATTCTTTTTGTAGTTCGTCTTGAATAAATTTATTCTGTTTTTGAATAAACATCCAAAAAGCTACTGCTACAACAAGAGGTACACCATATCTTTCTAATAACTGTAACCAATCCATTCATTACTTCTCTTTTTTGTTTTTCTTTTCTTCTATCATTTCATGAACAAGTTCTGCTTGTCCTTTTAACTTTAGAAATAACTCTTTAGCTTGATTAGCTTCAGCTGTTTTTAACTCAAACAACTCTTTGACTTGTTTTAATTTGTCAGTTATTTCTTGTAGTTTTTTTTCCATTTTTATTTCCTTATATTAAAAGTTAGTTCCAAAAAGAGCTGCATTATAAACTGGTGCAGAAGAAGCTCCTCCGTATGTTAAATTTAACTTTGGTTTTGTTGTTGAATTAGCTGAAAGAATTCTAATTCCTTCAAGCTGACTAGTGCTACTAAATAAATCACCACTAAATGTCCAGTCATCTTCAGTTAACATAGCCATAGAAAATATAGTACTACCTGATATTGCAGCATTTATATCTGTAATAGCTTGTGCACTTAAAGTTATACTTAAAGAAGCATTAGCTGCTTGATTAACTTCCCCATATTTTGTAACAGTACCTTCATAAGTACCGCTTGATGGCCAATTATCTAAACGATTAAAATCACCAGTATCTATACTGCTTCCTACTCCATCAGTTTTGCATACTATTACTTTTTTATCTGTTTCTGCAAACCAATTAACAAAACCAGTTATATTAGCTGTAGTAGTAAATTCAAAAGCAGCAGCTGAAACTGTTTGTCCACTTAAAGATGTACCATCGTCATCATTGCCACTAAAATCAAAGAAAAATAAAGGTCTAAATAAATAGTACCTACTAAAAATTGCACTATGAATAGCATAAACAAAATTAATACTATTATTAAAAGAAGTACCACTTGTTGAATTTCTTGTATCAGCTTTAGTAGTAGAGCTTTGAGTAGGAGACACAGAAGTATAACCATCAGCAGTAGAAGCAGTTAAATTAGGCATTAAAAGCTCCAATCTGCTTCATCTGGATATTTTTCCTTACAAGCATTTTTTAAAGTATCTTTGTCTATATCTAAACTTATATTAAGTTCTGTAAAATAATCTTCCATTGTTTTACCCTCTGGATTAACAAACCATTCATTAATAATATTTGTCTCTATACTATTCATTAAAATTGAAAATCTAAACTTGCAACACCATAAGCTATTTCAGTATCAGCATCATAAAAAAAAGAAATAATATCAACATGATATGCATCTGTTGTTAAAGTAGGATTACTACCTCCTGCAAATTTTACTGTAGCACTACCTGATGCTGCTGTGCTATCATTTCTATCCCAAACTTTGTAATTAGTTACTGTTCTGCTACCTGAGCTATCTTGTTTTAATAATAAAGTAAAATTACCAGATGTTTTTGGAAATATTAAATTTAAATCTGTTATATTTCCAGCTCCAAATGTTACAAATTGTTTATTGCCTGTTAAAAAATCTACATTAGTATCAGAAGCATTATATGTAGGTGTTACCAAATCAAAGCCTACGCCACAACCATCAAACTCTACTGTTCCTTCTACATCAAAATTTATACTTCCATCTATAGTAAAAGTTAAATCTGCATTTGCTGCACTATTATCTACAGTAGAAATTGTAGTTGCTCCACTTGCTCCTGTTGATAATGTAAAATAATTAAGTGAACTTGAACTATCAAGAAGTACTAAATCAAAACCACCATTAGTAACCTGTTGATATATACCTATATTTAAATCTCCATTTAGCACTTTATTAAAAATACCATAATTATTTTGAGTGCCACTTGTAGCTGCAGTTAAAAGACTTTTAAATCCATAGTTGTTTACTGTACCTACATGAGTTGGACTATTACTATTTAGTTCTATTTCAATTGCTGCATTACTAACTAATTGTCCGCTTGCAGAAATACCTGTATGGTCAAAATCTACATATATACCTCTTGTAGTGCTAGTGTTTGTTGCTGTACTATCTTTATCAATAGTTAATGTACCTTGCATTTCATCATCAGCATTATTAGTTAAAAAAACATCATCTACATTAACTGTAACTGTGTCAGTAGCCCCAACTACTGTTGTACAATTTGTACCTCCTGATATATCTAATGTATTTCCATGTGCTATTGTTTGATTGCTACCGCTATCTGCTGTCAATGTAAACTCTGTTAATTGATTTGTATTAGTATTTGCTATATATGCAGGTACTGCAAAACTTCCATCTTCTCTTAAAAATTTTGTAGTAGTTCCACTACTGCCTGGACTAGGTACAAGACCTCCATTATCATTATCAAAGTCTTGCGGCTTGTTAGATAAATCATTATAATTTATACCTTGTCCATTTATAGAACCATTGTTTGTCAATTTTATGTCATTGCCTGTATCATCTGTAAAATAAAGATTATTAGGTGAATCATTCTTAACCCATAAAGCACCATCTCCTGCTACATGATTTGGAGCACTAGAATCTTCTTCTATAAATACAGGAGTTCTAAATAAAGTTTTATCATCTAAAATTTGTATAACATCAGAATCATCTTTTTTTATAAAAATATCTGTGCCATTACTATATATTCCATCAGGCTGTGAACCAAATAACAAATCTCTGTCTTGAGCAATAATTAAATTAGAATCAATTGTTTTTGTACCTGTAATAGTTTGTGTACCTGAAAGATGAGCTGTGTCTGCATCTAAGTATGCACTAGCAATTGCTGTCCCTTGCCATGTACCACTAGATATAGTACCAACTCCAGTAATAGAACCTTGGTGTTGAGTTACATTAGAAGCAGCTATTCTTGCATTATCAAATGTTCCTGAAGTTATTTTGCTTGTAGGTAAGTCTGCTACATAAGCATTTGCAATAGCAGTTCCCTGCCAAACACCTGTTGCAATAGTGCCTGTGACTGTTAAATTTGGCAAACCATCTATTGCAGTTTCTAAAGTAGATTCTGTAGTTGCGTCTATTGAATCTATATTTAATAAACTACCTGTACCAGATGAATCTGTAATATAATTTACATCATTTATAGTAAGGTTTCCTCCACCTGCAGAAGATACTATTTGTAGTCTAGACCATTCAGTGGTTGAGGAAGATGATGATACGACTTGATTAGCCGAGTTAATCGATTGTCTTGTCCAAGTTGTTGCCATTTATCTCCTAAAAATCTTGAGAAACTATTCTACCCATAGTCTGGTAGTTGCTTCTCGAAAACTTTTTAGCTTCTTTTACTGAAGCCAAATATTCGCCATCAAAATATTGTGCTAAATTTATTTCCATATTCCTAGGGTCTTTATAACCCATTGCTATTGCCTTGTATACTATTGCTTCGTGAAAATGTAGTGGTATTGCAATAAAAGTATTTGACAAATCACTTGCATCTAAATCAGCATCTTTAGATATAGTATATAAAGTTACATCTTTAACTTCTGTTATAGACTTCCAATCACTTTGATGTCCATCTTTTCTAACAGCATTAAATGCTTTTTCTACAATACCAATTCTTTTTAGTTTGTCTACAAACCATGCTCTTGTATATTTTTGTGCCATTATCCTGTTTCTCCTATATCATCATCAATAAGAGGTTTTCCTGATAACATTGGTATTTTTACATCATTTATATAAACCTCTTTTATTTTAAGTATATTATTATCTAATGTATAATATCTTTGATTTGCTACAGTAACAGTTGTATAAGAATCTTTTATAATTTCTGTTTTTGAACAAAAATCATCTTTAGCTCTATTTAAAAGTTTGACTATCTCTGTTTGCCCCATATGAGGATGATGTTGTTTTACTAATTCTAACATTTCTTTTATAGTCATTATTCGCCTCCTGTTGCTTTCTGTGGGTCTACATACCTAGTCATTTCTGCTTGAAAACTTGCTTGTAAACTCTGTAGTTGACTAGTAATTAATTGAAGCATTTCAGTATCTTCTTCATCTTGCACTTGATTACTAATATATGATGTTAAAATATTAATACATGCTTTTAAAACTATTGCATGTATTAAATTACTAGGTAAAAAATGTGATGTATTTAAAGTAGCTGCAGTAATTGCTGTTAAATCTGTTGAGTTGGTAGCATATGCAAAATAAAATATTCTTCCTAATTGCCCACTACTATTGCAATGTGGAAATATTAATACTTCTGCAGCTGCTGTATTTCCATTAACATTATATACAGGACTATATACAGTTGCATTATAAATACTATTAGTATCTTTAGATTCTGAAAAACGTACTCTATCTACAAGTTCACATTCTCTTTCTATACCGTTACTGTTAGCGTCTACTCTAGTTACTTTTAATATTTTTTTATCTTCAATTGAATAACCACTACCTTCTGTACCTGAAGCTGCACTTGTTACAGATTGAGATGCAGCAGAATACTTCATTAATAAATCAACAGATAACATATCTGCTACTTCATTAAATGCAGCGTTAATTAAATCTTTATAACTTAAACTAGGTACCGTTGCATAATCTGCACCTATTAAATCTTCAATTCTTTCTGCTATAGTTGCTCCTGGAGTAGCCATTAATACTCTATATGAAAAATTAAATCAATATCATCAGCAGCTAAAGTTGGTGTTCCCGCTACTACTATTGCCGCAACATATACACTTGTAGAGCCTTCTGCAGCTTGCAATAAAATAGGTGTAGCTGGCTGTGCGTGAGCATTAGCACTATCTGCTCCAGAATGCCCAGCATCTGTAACTCTTTTTATTTCTGAATTATCAAGTTGAGAAGTTGTTGCAGCACCAGAATCTAAATGCAAAAATCCTGTTACATTTGCAGCTTCAATGTTTGGGTCTGAAATATTTGCTGTTGCATTTTGTGTACCAAGTGTCATGCTGTTTTCAGAAAATATAAAATCTAAATCTGTATCAGTTAAATTCTGATTTAAAATATACATACCTGTTAATTTAGAACATCCACCATCTTCTTTTACTGCATTTGGTATTTCAACAGAATTAAATAAAACATCTCCTACGGCATAAGCACTTGTATCTAGTGTTGGTGTAACTCGTATAATTTTACGTCTACCAGTAGATATAGAGCTACCAGCACTATTAGCTGTAACCGCTACTCCACTATGAGTTATTGTTAAGTCACTCATTTTTTCTCCTTAAATTATGTAGAAGGGGCACGAGGCCCCCTCTACGATTGTTAAACTACCACTTATTACGATGGGTCTTTACCTATTCCGCCAATGTCGGCTCCTTCAGAACCCATGCTACTTGCATCAGCAGCACTAAGTCCTAGAGCGACTATAGCAACTCTAACTACCGCACCATTTAAGTCTCCATCAGGGTCTAGTCTGACTTTATATAAAGGCATACCAACACCTGTTGTTGCAGGAACATAACTAGCAGCTGCAGTTGCAGAACCAGCTTGATTTGCAATCAAATCAGCTTTTACTTCTACAAAAGTATCATCTTTATCAATAGCACCGTCAATAGCAACGTCACAATTTTGTGAGTTTGTTGCAACTGCTTTTGTGTTATAGATAACTGTGAATGTTTTGTCTGAAGGAATCCAATCGATTATTGGAGTACTAACGTCTCCAGTTCCTCCAGCAGCTGTTGTTACATCAACGTACCAACCAGGAGTAACACCATCTTGAACTTTTTTCCAACCAGCCATAATATCCTCCTATCTTAAGAAAACTTAAGTATTGCGTGAGTTTCAGGAAGACTAATTTCCAATCCAGCTTCAGTGATGACTTGGTCTTGTCTGCCATCAACGCCGTTGTCTTGTACGTTAGTTTCAATGAAAGTGTCTCGACTAACACCATTACCCACAAGTGGTCTGTAAGCTACATTTTTCATATCAACAGCTACACAATAATCTTGCCATGGTCCTCTTAATAAAGGCTCAGCAACAAAGTGTAAATTACCAAAGATAGTATTTACCATTGTTACAGTATGCCCAAAAGCACCTGGTATATTTTGTATATCCATTCTATATTGAGATGAACCTACAGTATTGTTTATAAAACTTCCATTACCTAATTTATTCAAGTAGGTAATAACTTTTCTAGAAGCTAATACTAATTTGTCTCCACTGTTACCAGATTCAACTGCAAAAAAGTCTTCCATAGCATCTAAGAAAGCATCATAACCTGATGAAGCATAAGACATATTGTATACTTTTCCATAAGATTCAGTATAAGGTAAGATACCCCAACTTGTTCTTACTGGAGCAGAACCATCAGATGTTTGAGCACTGTCATTTCTACCATACCCAAGTAACATCGCATGTTCAATATCCATTTTATGTTCCATTAGTTTATCTTGCCAGATTCTTTGGAATTCATTTGCAATACCTCTGTACTCAGTAGCTAAAGAAGTACCAGAAAAGATATTCATGCCAGTTTTGAAGATTTGACAATATCCTTCTCTGTCAAATATTTTATCTTCCCAACCACCAGGACTATCAGTTCCTTCACCAAAAGCTGTACCAATAACTTGACCTTTATTACCAGCAGAAAAAACAGTACCACTTGGTATTGCTTTACCAACAGCTTGTAATGCTTCACCTTCTATAGTAGTAGTATTATCATCAGTATCATGCTGTATTTCAGCAGTTCCTGTTGGACTAGTACCTGTAGAAGTTGTAGCAGCTGGGTCTATTCTTAAGTAATAAACTTCACCATCATCAGCTTTTAGAGCTAACATTTGACCTGGTAGAATCCAGTTACATTCTGAAGCAGCTACGATTTTACCATACTCATCGTATTTACAATTAAGAACTAAGTCCTCACCTGAATTTAAAACTTCATTAACTGCAAATTCTTCTGTTGTACCACTTCCACTATTGTAGGATACAACATCAAAACCACGTCTTTGCCACTGATGTCTTTGCTCAAGAAATTTGAACACAGGGTCATTAGTAGCTTTTTTTGCCACCTTCGATAAATATACGAAGAATGGACTTTGCATTGGAGCAAGTTCAGCAACTCTTTCGCCAAAGTTAAACTTACGTCTTGTATCATCTATAGATACACCTTGAACAGTGTTACCAAACGAGCTTGAAAAAACACTAGCGTTTGCCATTTGTTTCCATCCTTATTTTACCCTCCCTCAGCTGTCTAAGACCTTCGGGTAGAGCGGTTAATTAAACTATTTCCAAGGGTTTTTACTATTAAAATTCCCTATCAAGTTATCCATAACCTTATCTTCAAATGATTTAGTATCAGCATTAGACTGTCCAGAAGGCATTACTCCCATAGGAGATGGTACTTGCTGTGCATTCTTTGTTTGCTGAAATGCAGCACTTGGTTCTGCAGGTGCATTATTTTGCGGTACTGCATTACCATTTTGCATTCTATACAATTGAACAAGGTTATCGATAGTTATTGAAGCTGGGTCAGACATTTTTTGCATAAAGTCATTTGTTTCACTTTCAGTCATACCATGATGTCCCATTACATGAGCTTTTATTTCATTCATTTGTGCTGCTTTTTGTTGAGCAGCTTCTTGTTTTTTAGCCTCTTCAACTCTTTGAGCCTCAAAAGCTTTAAGCTTATCTTGCATAAGGGCTGTTTCATATTGACTTTTAAGCGAGTTATATTCATTCATATCATCACGCCATCTCTCAACTTCGTCTAAGTACCTAGCACTTTCACTATTAGGGTCTGTATAAGCTTCCTCTCTACTGTAAGTTCTAGGTTGTTGAGGTCTATCAGGTGGACCAGGAAAGTCATCAACAGGTTCTACATTTTCTACAGGAGCAGCAGCCTGTGGCTGTGCTTGCTGCATTTCTTGCAACTGTTTTTCTAACTCGGCTATTTTGGTAGTTTTTTTATCACTTTCTGACTGCCAGTATTGATACCTAGTTTTATCATTATCAGTTGTTGTAGTTTGCGGTTGACTAACTTCCTCGTTTGCACTTACTTCAGGTTGTCCAGTTTCTACTGGAGCTGGTTCAGTGTTACCTTCAGTACCATTAGTAAAAGCACTTGCAATATCATTAGAGCCCTCATTTATATTTCCAAATACAGCTTCTTCTAAACTATTATATTGCTGTTCTCCAGAGTTTTCTTGAGGGGTGTCTGTTTGTATATTATCTTGTGTCATTATTTCTCTCTTTCATTAGCTGCCTCTTCGCCATCAGAGGGTGAGCTTGGTTTTGTTTTAGATGCTTCTCTTATTTGAGATTTCACCATGGCTAAACTGTCATCGAGTCGTTTTTCATATAATGTACCAGCTGCTCTTGATTTGTTTGACACACTATCAAGTCCAGACTTAAACTTCTCAACTTCGACTCTTTTTCTAAGATTAACAGATTCTCTATCTCTAGATTGCATATCACCTTTTAACTGTTTAATCTGTTCACCTGCAGCTTTTAATTGTTGCTGCAATTGTGTAATTGTATCAGTTCTTTCTAAGACTCCTTCCATATCGAATACTTCTGTCTTCTTAAGAACTTCTTGTCTATCTATTAATCCTTTTGCATATGCATCCATATAAAACTCTAATTCTGCATATCTGTTAGATGGTAATGTAGAGCCAGTAACAACTATAATGTCATACTTTCCTACAGTAATATCATTTACAACTTTAATTTCACCAGTCTTATCATCAACTAACTTCTTGTTTATTACATAGTCAGTCATTGAATTGTTTGGCTGTATAATTCTAAATACTTTTTCAGCTTTATATAACTGCTGCATTAAAGGTATAGCAACTTGAGCAACTCTAGTTAATGATGCTTCTATGTCTGCTAATTTTGACTTCATTTTTCTTTGGCCAAACTCATCTATCGATATAGTAGCTTTATATGTTGCTGGTGCAGATTGTGCATTACCCATCATCATTTCATATAAACCTAATGCATGGTCAATATCATTTTTAGCAGTTAGCTCATTTTGATATAACTCATTAGGCAGGGGAGTGGGCTGAACCGGCATAGGAGCGCCATCTGTTGGGTCGTAGGGTATTGCTACTCCAGGTTGAGCCCACTTTTCTTCAAAATCTTTCATATCAACACTACCTTCTGGTACAAGTATTTTAGTATTTGTACTAGTAGTAGCATGTGCAATTATCAAAGAGCGTGTTTTATTTATATACTCTTGTAATCCCTTTATCATTCTTACATCAGATACAGGATATGGAGTTCTTGTATGAACATTCATAACAGGTACAATTGGATATTTGTCAGTTGGTAATATTCTATCATACAACTTAGTTTCACCAATTATAACACATTGTTTAATTTTTTTACACTTTACTTTGACAACCTCAATCATATTCTGCATCATAAGTTCAGCGTAATCAGTTTCTCTAGATTCAATAGCAGGAACTTCCTCTTCTGCTACACCCATAGCATCTTGCTCTTCATAACCTGCTGCTATAAGTTCTTGCATTTTCTGAGCTATTAACTGTTGTCTTTGTTGACTTAATTGTCTTAACAAAGCACTTGCTTTTTGAGCATCAGTAAATATTTGCCCTTGTATTATAAATGCAGGTCTACTAGAATAAGCTTCGTATTGTTCTTCGCTTAATAATTCTTCTTTTCTAGAAAACTTTTCATAAGTTCTGTATTCAGTAACAGTTACTTTATAATATCTTTCATAACCCCTTACATATTCTTGGTTATTAACTCTACCTACATCCTCTGGAAATGTTACCTCTCCATCATCTTCACGCTCTGTAAATGGAGCATTAAAATCTACTTTATTTCCAGAATCAGATTGAGCATTTTTTATTGCTGTCTCATACATAGGGTATAAGTCTTTTGCTTGGTCTTTTGTAAACAACTTAGATATAATAATATTTTCTGCATCATCAAAAAGCCTGTGTCTACTATTAGGGTCTACATAGACATCTAATGGGTCTACATCATGAAAACATACTTCACCTTTACCCATATCCATCATAGGGTCTTGGTATACATGTATGTATCCCATTCCCATTGTATAGTAGTCGTCTACTGCTTGTCTAATAACACTTCTTCCGTCAGATATGTCATACATGTATGTCAATAATGCACTCATTACTTGAGCTACTTTATTATCTGAATCTTCTCTAGGTGCACACCTAAATGAAGGTCTATTAGCAGTTAACATTGCTTTTGCTGATTCTACAGCAGGATGAACTCTATTTATGACTATTGGGGCTTGGCCTCTTGATTCTAATACTTCTCTTTGTTTAGCAGTCCATTGTTTACCTAATCTAAACTCTTTATCCTCTTTGGCTTGTGCTGCCCAATTATCTCTTTTACTTGAGTAATCATCGAACAGTTGCAGTGTCTCATTTACTATATCTTCTCTGTTTGCAGCGTCTTTTTTTGAATATGCCATATCTGTAATTTACGCACTATAAAGTAAGCCAATCAAGTTTTTTCTTAGGGTTTCGCCATTCTTCATCTGATAATTTCTTAAACTCTGTTCTTCTACATGGCTTTGCTCCGTCTAAAGCAGTCCAGATTGCATCCATTACATCATCATGCTTTCCTTTTGGATATGAAAGAAATTCTTGCTGTGCTTTTATATCCTCTGCTCTAAAATAGAAAGTCCCTTTGGCAAACAATGGTACTAGTGACAGTAACCTTTCTGATTTACTATTTCTTGGTTTTACTCCAGATTCTAAACCTGGAATATAAATATTTTCTTCTCGCATTATTTCTCTAACAGCAGTACGCAATGCTTCTTGATAGCCTACTGTTTCTACTTTTACTCTACGAGGTTTAAACTTTTTAAATATCTCTATTATCTTTGCAGGTTGTTCTGCTGGAGATATTCTATTTCTATACATATCTATTATATACTTGTTATTATTGTTATCAATTGCAATAGTAGCGATAACAAAATAATCAGCCCTAGAAGACAAAGAGCTTGCAGGGTCCACTCCAGTATAAACTTCCACAGGTTTGATTTCTTCATTTTCTAATCCTTTATTTTTAATTAAACAACCTTGTCCTTGTATACGCTCAAAATCATAATGATGTATCTTTATCCAATCTGGTTGGAATGGAGCATCATCAGGAGATTG